CATTTTGCGACAAGCCGCTTATTGCCAAAATTTTTGCTGGCAGTTTTTATGATTGTCGTGGGGGCTGGGTGAGACAAAATGATTACATTCCTCAGACGCACTATGGGCAATTTAACAAAGCTGAGGACAAAAGCCTGATAATTCGGATTGGGAAAAAAAGTGGGCAATCGCAAGAAGCAAAGGACTGAGCGAGTGAAGGAGATTGGCCGGCGGATTATTTTATCTGGTCAGGCCAGTAATGCCATAGAGCAGCACAATTTTGACAAGTTGGTTCGTCGTGGTATAATAGTGAGGGAAAAATGAACAGGCGTAGTTTCTTAAAGAGATGTGGTTTACTACCATTTATAGGTAGTTTAGCCGCTGTAAGCGATTCTGGGCCTTCTGAGGGCAAGCCTAAAGCTCCGATGTGTGCCAGTGAGGTTGCCGAGAGATATTCGGAAATAAAGATGCGATTTACTTCTTTTTCATCATCAGATGAAACAGATACTTTTAATATAAGTTCGTATATCGTCTATGAAGATGGTTCTGTCGAGCCAATACCCTATTGGAAATTTTACAAACAAGCGTAATTGACAATTAAATAACCGAGCTTTACTAAAGCAACAAATACGGCAGTTAGGTGCCTAACCACTTGACTGCCGTTTTTTGTTGCGCTAATTATGGATACTGAAACACAACTACTCGACAAGCTGATAACCGTTGACCCTTTGATTTGGGCGCATACTAAGCGTCTAAAGACCAAGAGCGGTCTGCCCTACAATATCAAGAGCCACAACTATCAGATAGACCTTCTCCAAACCGCCAAGCGTGTAACTAATATCAAGAAGGGCACGCAGATAGGAATTACTTTAGTTGAGCAGATAGATGCCATTCACGGTTTGATTTACAAGCGTTATCCGCAGGGCGTCTTGTATATGATGCCTTCCGAAAAGCATGTGGAGCGTTTTTCCAAGTTGCGTTTTACGCCGATGTTCGATGAGAACCAATGGATGAAGAAATATCTTTTGGTCAACAACGTCAACGAGAAGGTAATCAACGGCGGCTCGCTGATATTTGTGGGCGCCCGTCCTATCAGGGTCGGCGGCACTTCGGTCAAGGACTCGGCGGCTTTGAGGACATTTGAGTGCGACAGGATAGTAAGAGACGAGATTGACCTTCACGATATGGATATGGTCGAGCAGAGCAAGCAGAGGCTCAACTATTCTCTTATACGCCAGGAGGTCAACTTGGCATCTCCCACATATCCCGATTACGGTATAGATGTCTTATATGAGCAGAGCGACCAGGGGCGTTGGCAGATTAAATGCCGCACCTGCGGCAGACATACGTGCATCGAAGATAGTTGGGAGTCCTGTATCGTTTTGAAAGACAATGTATGGCGAAGAACATGTATCCACTGCAACAATGAGATATTTGCCACTGACGGTGCATGGGAGACGGAGTTTTCTCATAGGGACGAGGCTGGTTTTTGGATTTCCGGCTTCCTCTCGCCGAGGGCCGACCTTGCTATATACATGAAAAGGCTTTTGGAATCCGAGGGTACTAAGAAATGCGAAGCGCTTCGGTCGATAGTTGGCATGGCTTCTATTGAGGCCGAGAATCAGTTAAGCGAGACGACAGTTCTTTCCCGATGTACCAAAAACCCGAATCAGATGGTCTCGACTGGTGAGACCGTCATGGGTGTTGATATAGGCAAGAAGATTCATGCTGTTATAGGAATTAGAACGGCAAGAGAGGCTTACCAAATTCTTAACGTCTCGCGTCTCGATACTTTAGACGAGCTTCACGATTTAGCTTTGAAGATGAATGTTCACAACGCCGTAATTGATTCCGGCCCTTACGACCACGGGGTAAGGGAATTTCAAAAGACCGAGCGTTACACGATTTATCTGTGCCAGTATTCCGAGCAGATGCCAGGCAATCCTCATTTTGATAGGAAGACGGGAATAGTTAAGGCCAACAGAAATGAATGGTGTGATAAAGTACACACTACTTTCACAGAGAACCATATAGGTATTCCCCGCCCTTCTGTTGAGGTCAACAAATATGCCTTTGAGATGACTCGCACGGCCAAGACGATAATTGAGAATCCGGATACGGGCTTGATTAAACCACGGTGGGTGAAGCTGGGCGATGACCATTATTTTCACGGGACTCTGTATTTCTTATTGGCTGCGTCCAGGTCAGCGCCAAGACAGGTTTACCAGACCAAAATAAACCGTCCGACCCATAGTGTAAATAATTGGAGATAGACAAGATGAATGAAAAGCCAAAACTTTTTCAAATTCACCATCAAGACAAGAATGATGGTACTTCTGAAATGGTATCGCAACGCGAGATAAAATCTCAAGAAGAAATGCAGAAATGGGAGAAGGAAGTTGCTGAAAGCCATCCTTTAACTGAAGGCAAACAATGGCTCATCTGTAATGAAAAGTCAAGGTATTTTGAGGTATGTAAGAATGGCAAGAGTAAAGATTAAATATCCCAAACAACCTAATACTAAACCAGAAGTTGGCTTAGTTCGGCTTGCTTGTTGTGATTGCGGGCGACAGCACAACTAAGACGAGGTAAATTTGCTTACCTTAAAAATCCTATTAAGAAAGATAAATGGGAAATGAAACGGAGATAATATGGCTAAGAAACTAACTAAAGCAAAAGCGAAAAAGATTCTCAATCATGGGGAAGTTCACGGCAAACCGTTGACCAAGAAACAAAAGGACTTTTTCGGTGCTCGCGCAGGCGGTGCGCCTATTCGCAGAAGAAAGAAATGAAATGATTTGTGCGAGATGCAAAAGCAGGGGCGATAAGAACCCTGGAATAATGAAGGTTCAGCAAAGGAACAGGGACACTAAAAGTATATATATGTATTGCCCTAAGTGCCGTTGGGTTCCTGAGCCAAGAAAATAAAGGAGACAAGAAATGCCAGAAACAATGACAGCAGAAATACCAACAAAACAGACGTGGCCAAGTAATCCACCTAATAATGGGATATGTAAAACACAAATTTGTAGAGGCCCTTTAACTTGGCTTGGGCCACCATGGAATAACTGGCTCTGTCTCAATTGCAATACTCATCCTGCTGATGTGGCCAACCAGAAGACCGAAAAACCGGAAAGAAAATACATTGATATAACTCTAACCGAAAAGCGGGTGCGGGAAATTATCGAAGAGAGTTTGGGCGAAGACAAAATTCGTGAAATTATTCAGGATGAACTGGCCGATTGGCATATCCAGAAGCCGCCTGTTACTGCGGGACAGATAGTGAGTGATTTAGCCGAGGCAGTTGGTGTAGGTGGAGAGAATGTTCACATAAGCGTTCAAGTTCCTAAACCTGAGACTTGGCTACAAAAGGCGAAGCGGCTTGGCGTACCGACACACCAAGAAACAGGTGGAATGCGAAAAAAAGTAGATGTATTAGCGGATATAACAGCTAAAGAAGGAGAGACAGATGGCCGGAGTGGCAACAGTCAAGATAGCAGTTAAAGTAACCGGATTGGGCAGCGATGTCGAGATGAATCCTGGTTATAGTGCTACTACTATGACCGTTCCGGTCAGTAGTTGCCACAGCTACTACTACAGCGATACAGCTATTTGATTTAATTGACCATATTGCATTGGCAAAGATATATGGCTGCTATATCAAGGCAGAGGTCGGGACTATTTATATTACTATCGACACAGCGGGTACGGGTACGCTTACATCAAGTACGGCCGACCTTGTACTCAATGTCGGAGAATCGTGTTATCTGCCTATCAATCCATCTGGGAATTTAGGCTTGGTGGTAGATGCTTCAGCGGTAACGGATGCTTTTAGTTGGATGGTCTTAGGAAAGGCTTAAAAATGGCTTATAGAAAAAACTATGCACCAAAGAGCAGGGCGGAGGTAGCAGGGGCCAATGACCACCTGTGGATACCTGAGATGCAGAAACATCAGACCAAAGAAGAAAAAAAGAGGTATGACGAAAATTACAAGCGTATATTTGGACATGATTAAAGAACTCTCCATTGTGGAGTGTTCAGATTGAAAGAGCAGTAGAATAGCTCGATAATGCTTAGTCCGCAAGGACAAGAGCTAATTGAAAGGAATTTATTATGGGAGCTTATGCAGGAAAAGTAAGAAGTACGGCAGTGGACAATGCAACGATTAGACTAAATGCCTCAGGGGAAATATCTGCTGGGGGAATAATGGAACCTTTTTCCGCAGGAACGAAAGGGGGAGCGCCTTCCGTTTTCTATGTTGATGGCAATGTTGTATCTTCTGGAAACGGATTGTCGTGGCTGTCGGCAGTCAAGACTTTAGCAGAGGGGTTGGCTATGGCTCATTCCTATATGAGCACTTCCGGTAACAGGGCTTGGGCACAGAGGGCGACGGTGTATTGTTGCGGTGACAATCTTGACGAGGACTTGGTAATTCTTGCCGAGAAAACTGACATTATAGGTGTTGGCTCTGCCTCTGGTTATACCAGTTGTGTTCTTGACGGAAAACACGTTCCAGTGACCACAAATTGTTGGGGTACTCGTTGGTTCAATATGATATTTTGCTCTACTACTGCGGGTATATTCTGGACATTAACAAGTGTCTCTGGTGGAATTGAATTTCATAACTGTACTTTCTCCAGTAGAGGCCCGGCACACACTATTGCAATCCAGGCAACAGCACTTGGCTCAATGAAGGTATATGGCTGTACCTGGGAAGCTGCAAACACAGGTTTCTCCACAGCCGCTATTGATATTTTGGCTGGCGATGCCGCTCAGACGATAATCAGGGATAGTTATATCGCTGGAGCGATTGGTATTCGTGTTAATGCAAGTACAACCACGACTGCGGGTAATATAGTTGTTGATAACAACACTATTAAAGCTACTACGCTTTGCATTGACGATAATGCCGATGTTGTCGTATATACAAACAATATGCTGATTAGTGCTGCCGACAACACCACCTTGAGTAACTGTATGGATACCAATCAAGCTCTTGGTGCTGGTAATATCCTTACTGGTTCGAGCGATACGCAGTCTGAACCGTTTGTAACACATGCGTAAGAGGGTTGACTAATGGCTAATTTTGCTGATGGAAAATTATTAGAAAACAGGGTTTTGGTAGAGTTGGATAATGGCGAAACCAATGTAGGCGTAATGATTGCTCACAATTTTCGGAGTTATCGCAAACTTATGACGCCCGGCACAAAGCCACCGCCACCTGAAGAGCCAACTGAACCAGTTTATCATACGCATATTGTGTTTGTCGAAAGCATGGCAACTGAGGTGACTATTGGCGGCAATACGTATTATGCTATGCACAAAAACGCTATCGTTGGCTATTTTGAAGATTAGGGATTTTAATATGACAAAGAAAAAAGTAAAGGTTATGAAACCAAAAATAAATAAGTACAAATGCGATAAGTGCGGTATGGAATTTAGCGTAAGCGAGTTAAATCTTCCGGTATGTACCAATCTCGATTGCAAGAGCACTTGTACTCAACAGATAGGATAAATCATGTCGTCTAATTTCATAGACGCGAATGACTTAGACAGGTTGAGCAGGGAGAGCCAGCTTACCGAGCAGGCTCCCCGTGTTCTTCCTGAAGAGCCACATGAGGAGCGAAGACGCCGAAAATACCACCGGCAATAGCGGCGCCCGAGCCAAAAGAGGAAATCCAAGTTGTCGAAGAAGAGGCCGAAGCCGCCAGAAGACGCGAGCGCAAGAGATTACTTACTGGTGGTCGTAGGAGCACGATATTGTCTGGAATAACGGCGGCTTTAAAAAAGAGGTTGGGTGAGTAATGGCCAAAAAGACTATCAACGTAGATGAAGTTCTTGGGCGTTACGGCGAGGCAAAAACTCGCAAGTCGAGGACTGATAATGAGCGCCGGGAGGCCGGTAAGTATGTATGGCCTGCCGCGCAAGACCAAGTGCGCAATGCTTATTCCAATGACGATATTCTCAAAACTGTAGAAAAGTATGATGATACAGCCGTAAGGTCTGCTTATAGAATGACTTCTGGCATTTTCACGTATCTAATGCCAGCTGGGGCTTTCTGGCACGGCTTTAAGGCGCAGGATTACGAGCTTAACCAGCAACCTGAATACCAGAAGTGGATGTCTATTGCCGCTACACAGACCCATGCCGAATTACTGAGAAGTAATTTTCAGCGCGAGATGTTCCTTACTATCCGCTCGATGATTGTTTTTGGTACGGGTGTTATTTCAGTCGAGATGATAAATGGTGATATTGTCTTCAAGTCTCATCATATCGGGTACATGTTCTTTGATGATAACAATAAGGGCGAGATAGATACGGTCTATCGCCAGATATTCTATACCGTTAGGCAGGCCGCTCAGGAGTTCGGCAAGGATAACTTGAGCAAATCTGCTACCAAGTCTTTCAAGGCTGGTAAGTTGACCGAGAAGCATGAGTACGTTCATGTCTGCGAGCCAAATGAAAACTACGATAAGACTAAAATGGGTTCAGGTAAGGTCAAGTCTTATTATATTTGTATTCCAGATAAAGAGGTTGTGAGGAAAGACCCTGACTTTAAGCACCTTCCTTATTTAGTAGCTCGTTTTGCCCGTACTCCTGGCGGGATAATGGGCTACGGCCCGGCTATGGAATATATCGACGATATAAGAATGCTCAATCGCATGGCGCGTTCTAATATCGAATCCCGTGAAATAGCTAATAATCCGCCTATGATGGTAGAAGATGATGGTGTGGTAGGTCAGCCGGTAACAGGGCCACAGGGTATGATTTATATAAGGGCAGGTGCCCAATTCCCACAAGCTTATGTATCAGGAATAAACATACAGGCTAATGACGAAGGAATTTCCCAGATGCGTGAGATTATACGAATGGCATTTTTTAACGACCTATTCGAGCCGATGGGCGAACATAGGAATATGACAGCAAGGGAAGTAGATGCCAGAATCGAGGAGTTGATAGTCATTGTGACCCCAGCCGTTGTGTCTCTGGCAAACGAAATCTTCTCACCAATGCTCATAAGGATACTGGATTTATTGATGAAGACTACCAGGAAGGGTAAGCGTATTCCTCAGCCACCTGCGTCTTTCGATTACGATGTGGTTTACCAAGGCCGGTTGGCTTTGGCTATGGCAAACGTACAGGCTAATGCTGCCGTATCGACTCTTGCTTTATGGCAACCTTACGAAGAATCAATGGGTGTATTTAGAAATGTTGATATGAAAAAATCGTTTAGAAGGTCATGGATTAGTTCAGGAGCACCCGCCGAGGACTTGAGGCCGATTGAAGAGCTTGAGGACGAGGAACGACAAGAAAGAGATTTACAATTAAGCGCTGCCGGTGCCGAGATAGGCGAATCGGCGCCGGTGCCGAGATAGGCGAATCGGCGTCTAAGGCATTTCGGAACGTACTTAAAACACCTGAACCAGGGAGCGTGGCGGAGACCTTAGTAGCATGATAGAAGTGAAAGATAGAATTGTAGATATGAATTGGCCACATATAACTCGTTACTCACCAACACCAAGAACTTATATATGGCATATACGAGAGCGATTTCATCCCGATGGCCGAGTTGAATTGATACATTGTTGGAAAATATACAATGATGATTGAAGCAGATAAACAAAAAGCAGAGAACGCAAAGCGGCAGCTTGAAAAGACTCAAGCATATAAGCGTTTTTCTATGACAGACGATGGCAAGATTATAATAGCTGATCTTGAATCTTTCTGTTGTTTTCGCAGGCCGAGTTATAACGAGCAGAATCCCAATGCTCTGCAAACGCATATCAACGAAGGTAAGCGCAGAGTTTATCTTAGAATAGATGGTTTTATACGAAAGAAAATAGAGGAAGAAAATGAGCATTAACATTATTTGGGAACCACAGCATCAGAGATTTGGTTTGTATATAACAAAAAGTGATGGTGCACAAAAAGTTAAGGCGATGCCTGTAAAATATGAGAAAACAGAAAGATTTGAGTATGTCAAACCTTGTGTAACAATCGAAAACAAGACGGAATTGCAGGAATTGATGGATGATTTATGGTCAATTGGATTACGACCATCTGCAAGGTCAGATGAATATAAAGCTCAACTAAAGACTATGAATAATCATTTGAACGATATGAGAACATTAGTTTTCAAAGAAAGAAAAGATTTAACAATTTAGGAAAAAAGAAAATGGTTGAGTTATTGGATGCAACAACAGAGCCAGTAAAAACGGCACAAACTGAGGCACCGGGGACGGAACCTACGAGCTGGATGCCGCTATCAGATGAGCAGAGAAATACCGCGCCCGAAAATATAAAGAATCTATGGAAATCTTTCGATGAGGTCGTCAATGGCTATGTTGACCTTGAGAAAATCTTAGGCAGGGGTGAACACATTTTCAAGCCCGAATCCCCTGATGATACTGAAGGTTGGGCTAAATACTGGAGCCAGCTTGGTGTTCCTGATATTGAAGGCTACGAATTTGAAGCCGATGAAGCCGTTCCTTTTGATGATGAGTTACTTACTCGGTTCAAGAAGTTTGCCATTGAGCATCATTATACTAAAGAGCAGGCTGCTGGCGCAGTCCAATTTCAAAGGGAGATTATCAAGGAAGTAATACCCGCAAAGCATTGAAACAGAGGGCTGGTGGTGAGGTTGCTTATCAGAATATGCTTATAGAGGCACGCCAGGTTGCAGATAGTCTTGGTATTTACCAAACCCTTGAAAAGAAAGGTTTGGCGAGCGACCCCGATATAATCGGTATGTTAGTCGATATTAAGGAAAAAACAACTGAGGGTGTCTTGACGAAGGATACTCCGCCCGTGACTGAGAAAGACCCATTN